ACTTTAGACAAGGAGGGCTTAGCTATGCCTAGAAACGTGCCGGTGGCAGCCGGTTATAATAATCTGCCTAATGGGTATTTTATCCCAGAAGTTTGGAGTCGTAAGCTACAAGCAAAATTTTACGCCACCACAGTCTTTGGCGCAATCTCAAATAATGATTGGGAGGGTGAAATCCAAGGACAGGGTTCCAAGGTTATCATCCGTAAAAGGCCAACTATCACAGTAAGTGATTATCAGGTTGGTGGAACCATCAATTATCAGGATTTGACTGACGAAAAGTTAGAACTGTTAATTGATAAAGCGAAGGTTTACGCTTTCAAAGTTGATGACATCGACAAAGCTCAGTCTGATATCAATGTTATTAACGAAACCACTCTGGATGCGGCTGAGCAGACCAAGATCAGTATTGATGTTGATCTACTTGCAAACATCTACACAGATGCAACAAGCTCTTTAAGTTCTACAATAATCACCAAGACTAATGTTTTGGAATGGATTGTAGATGCAGGCACAGAGCTGGATCAGCTTAATATTCCAGTAGACGGTAGATGGTTAGTGATACCGCCTTGGATTGCCGGAATGATTAAGAAAGGCGATCTTAAAGACGCCAGCCTTGCAGGTGATATGACCAGTGTTCTTCGTAATGGTAGGTTGGGTATGATAGATAGGTTTATGATCTACGTATCTAACAACATAGCACTTACAGGTGTTCCAGCAACTGGTACTTACCATTGTATGGCTGGTACCAGAGATTTTGTTTGTTTCGCTTCTCAGTTCGTGAAGACAGAAACAATCAGATTGCAGGATACTTTCGGTGATGCTATTCGTGGATTAAATGTATATGGTTACAAAGTAACACACGCTGATTCAGGTGTTTACTTACCAGCTACAAAAGCGTAATCATTGCCTTGTATTATCCTATTTTATTTTGTATAATCTAAGTCCTGCCCTCACTGCCGGGGGTAGGACACAATTTCAATCAGGAGGTTTTATTATGGCGAATATTAATTTGACTCTTGGCGGTACCACAGGTGCTTCTGAGACAGCCGCTAGAAAACAGCTTTTATTTGCGAACACAGTTGATTTTTCTGGTACACATATGGTAAGCGGAGTTTCGACACCGAACACCCTGCTTTCTACGGATATAGGCCAGTTGCTTAATATCCCGGCTAAGTTTTGGATGCATACTTTCGGTATACGTCTTGATACAGTTGAAGGTGCTACTGCAACTGCCGTATTCGGGGATGGAGCCGACCCTAATGGTTGGCTTGCAACTGCCGTTGATTTAGACGGTACAGCAAATGATTTCTTTCAGTCTGGTAAGGTATTAGCGGAGGCTGCTCCAAATACTTTCCTTGACCTGTATCATCCCGGTAAGTATTACCCTACGGCTGATACTATTGATATTGACCCAGCGAATGATCTTGATACTTGTGTAATCACTGTCTTTGCGGCTGGTTTCATTCTTCAATAATTTAATTTCAGGGAAACACAGGAGACGGACATATATCTTTGCCCGTCTCCTGCCCTGATTAATCTTTTCAGGAGGCATTATGACAGATAAAGACGTAATTAAAAGTGACGAAGTAAAACCAGTTGATTTAACAGACAGTCAGGAAGTATTAAGTGAGGACACAGTGGAGGAATTACAGAAACCCGCAAGTATTCCCCCGGAAGAAAACGTAACACCGGAAGATTACGGCAAAGAAGAATCAGCGAAGATAGAAGGCGAAAACCTAAAAGATTTAACAGGGGATCAGAACGACAACGTAACACCGGAAAAACTAGTGCATAATTACCCGTGTGATCCGGCAGACCCGTATGAGGGTCGTAAAAAAAATATTCCAGTAGAAGTGCCAATCACGCACTTTAAGAATATAGAAACCGGGAATATTTTCAAGACAAATGAAGCAATCAGTCAGCAACGGCATTTACGCCCTTGTGATAAATCCGGTAATCTTGTGCCTGATACAAGGACACAGCAAGATTTAAGGTAGTTTTAATATTATATTTTTTTAACGTGGAGGTAGTAATGGCAAATAATAATAAGTTCGAAATGGGAGAAGGTAAGAAGCAGGTATTAGAATCGGTTTTACCAGAAGACGTAGATAAAATAGGCAAATTAAACAAAGACTGCTTGGCAGGTTTTGCCTGGAAGAAATTCGGATACAAACTAAATCTATTAAAGCATATTACCGTCCTTCGTGGTGAATTAGTAATGAAAGCTCTGGTAGCTCTTGGCACAATAGCCGAAGATGAATATTGTGATGAAGAAACAAGAATAGCTATTGAAAAAGTTATTCCACGTTTTCTTAAACACCCTGTCAATGGTAGAATTAATCCCGCCACTCCCCAGCTTTTAAAGAGAGGCGATTTAATACCGTGTACGGAAGATGGTAAGATTTTACGTTCACATGAGTATTATATACCAGAGGATAAGCCTGTAAATAATCCAAACAGCAAGCAGGAAATGGAACGAATTGCGGCTGGAATGGAAAGGCAGATTGTATAATGACGAAGATTATAGAATGGAGACAAAAGGTATTATCAGAGCTTCCAATCAATGAAGATATATTTATTGAAAAGTTTTTAATGGAAGGCATTCAGGAGCTTTGTAAGAAAAGCCAGTGTTTTACTGAGATAATCTCTGATTTATCTACTATCAATATTCCAACACATACACTGACCCCATTAACGGCAGATTCAAAGTTTGTTAGGTTTTTATATGGCAAATACTTGAATAAAACCCTTGATAATAAAACAGTCGGTGAAATGGTTTATCTCAACCCGGAATGGCTGATAGTAACTGGCACTCCAAACTATATTGTCTATGAAGGCGGTAATACCATTCGCTGGTCGAAGATTCCAGACAAAACCGGGGATTCGGTCACGTTTACAGTTGCGCTCATGCCTACGTCCATTGAGGACAGCGACATACCCCAGCAAATCGAAGACGAACACCTTGAAACCGTAAAAGATTATGTTAAGTGGAAGGTTTATTTAATGCCTATCGAGGGATTATTCAACGAAAAGCTTGCATTATTTCATAAAAAAGAGTATGAAGGTGGTAGGAGTAAACTGCGAATTTCTGTGATTACAGGATTTACCGGAAATTCACAAGCCCAACAAGTGAGTTTTGTATAAGGAGTTCAGATGAATTTAAATGAATTAATAATTGCAGCACAAAACCAAGCAGATGAAGTAATAGACAAGCCAGACCTTTTATGGAGTCTATCTGAGTGGACTGAGTACGCCAATGATGCGGAAAACGAAGCTTGTATTCGTGCAAACCTTATACTCGATCAAACATCGGCTTTAGCCGTTATTACCATAGTCTCAGGTACCGCTATTTATAGTATTCATGAAAAAATTCTACTTATAAAGCGTGCTAAATTATCTAGCGGTACTGAACCTTTAGTCAAGACCAGCCGTAGAGTCCTCGATGCGACTTATCCTAATTGGGAAGTGGAATCAGGCACCGTGAGGAGTTGGCTGCCAGATAGTACGAATAATATCAGGTTGTATAAAAGTCCAACGGCTAATACTACTCTCAATCTCATGATATCCCGCCTACCATTAGAGCCTATGTTACTTGCTGATAAGCTCACGGTATCACCGGAAATAGATGTTCAGTATCACCTCGGCCTGACTGACTGGATGATGCATAGAGCTTACAGTAAGCAAGATAGTGAGACACTAGATAAAGGTAAAGCGAAAGAACATTTATTAAGATTTACAAAACGCTTTGGGGAGCGTCCGGCTGCCTCAGTGTTAAGTACTTAAATGGCATACAAAGATAAAGAAAAAAGGAATGAGTATAACAGGAACTGGCTCCGAGAAAAATACAAAAATGATCCGGAATTTAAAAAGCGTAGGCTTCTGGCTACTAAAAAATGGAAACAAGAAAAATACAAAAATGATCCGGAATGGGTAAGGAACCGTAATGCGCAAGAAGCACAAACCAAAAAAAAATATTTAAAAAAAGTAGCTGATCTTCTGGATATATTTTTTAAAAACGGATGCAAAAGCTGTGAGGAGACGGACAGAGTCTGTCTCTGTGCTCACCATAGTAATCCAAAGATAAAGAAATTCCAGATCAGTAGTGTGGGTTCCATTAAGCATACCCGTGAGACACTAAAGAAAGAACTGGCCAAATGTATTTGCCTCTGTGCGAATTGCCATGCAAAACTACATGCAAAACAAAGAAGACTAAAAAAGAAACAGGAGATAAACAGTGGTAAGAAATTATGACATAGATACTAAATGCTCTCTTTGTAATCTCCCTTTTCTGCCAGATGAAGAAGGATTAGAAAAAGAGCTTGCCGGGGTACCTGTAAAATTATGTGGTAAATGCTGGGAAAGCTTAATAGATACAGTGGAAGAAACAGAGGCACACGTAATTATTACTTGCCCTAAATGCGATACTGAAATAGGAATAAGAGTGGATATAACCGATGACCCGTAATATAGATATTTCTTCTAACACTTTTGAAATAGGCACTGTGTCTGGCGTGAACAACGTTACTGACCCGGCAAGACTAGAACCGCACCAACTCGTTTATGCTTTCAATATTGATATTTCCGATAAAGGAAAACCGTCACGGAGAGCTGGAACCACGAAAAAGGTAACGCCAACTGGAACTATTCACAGTATGTGGGGAGACGACAAGATGTGCTTTTATGTTGAGAATGGTGTCCTTAAAAGACTACACGAAGATTACACGTCTTCAACATTACGTACAGGTGTGGCAAATTACCACATGAGTTATGTTGAAGTAAACGACAAGTATTACTATTCAAACCCGTCAGTAATAGGATATATTGAAAACGGCGTTAATACTTTATTCACAAATCCTACGGAAGATTTCAGGTTTATTCCCCTGCCCGGCCAACACATAGAGTATTACAACGGCAGACTTTATATTGCACGAAACGAAACAATTTGGTATACTGACGTAAACTACTTTAATCAAGTAGACAGACGTGATAATTTCATACAGTTTGAAAACGAAATAACTATGATGCAGGCCGTCGATGATGGTATTTGGGTTTGTGTTGGTGATATTAACAGGCAAAACACATATTTTATACAAGGTGCAGTTGTAGAAGACATGACATTAAGAAGTTTTGCCAGTTATGGATGTATTGAAGGTTCTGACGTAAAGATCAGGGATGCACGTAAAATTGGTGAAGGACTTACTGGAACGGCTGTTATGTGGGCAAGTGACGGAGGAATTTGTATTGGTGGTAATGGAGGACAATTTATCAATATAACAGATGGTAAGTTTAATACTCCAAATAAAAGGTTCGGTGCCGGATTATTTAGAGATCAAGACGGATTGGCTCAATATATTACAACTTTATGGGAATAGGAGAATAAAATGGGATGCAAGAAGAAAAAGGGTAAAGGTAAGAAATAATGGAGAAAGAACCCTTGAATTTCAAAGCAAGGAAGGAAGTAATTGGCGGCAGGGAAATATTAGTTATAGACCCTATAGTAGAAGAAATTAAACACCCGTGCGGGAGACAAGATGTAATAATACATGCTCCTTCACTTGAGTTGATTAATCAGTTTAAATCGGCTCATAATATTAAATAACACATAGTTAGGTTTGACTTGCGACTCTTGGTGTATTCCAACCGCAAAACTCTCGGATTGATGCTAGGTGAAAACTTACTTTTCTAAACATCTAATTTGGGAGGATTCAAAATGCCATCTGGAATATACAATAGATTTAAAGCAAATTTAATGAACAAGATCGTTGACTTAGAGACAGACGTAATTAAAGTGTCTTTAATGGATAACGTACACGCCTTTACCGCTGCGAATAACGTCTGGACTGACGTATCAGCTAATGAGTTACCTACGGCAGGTGGATATACCGCAGGTGGTGCGACATTAGCCGGTGGTGCAGTAACACAAGCCGCAACAACTGCATTTGATGGTACCGATACCGCATGGACTTCCGCAACATTTAGTGCATATCACGCCGTACTCTGGGATGACACCACAGCAACTGACGACCTTATTTGTTCATTTGATTTTGGCGGAATCAAAACAGTTACCGCAGGTACGTTTACTATACAATGGCACGCCAACGGTATTATCACATTAACATAATTCTACTATATCAATTAACATTTAATTTAGGAGGTATGTAATGGCTTTAAAACTTAGTACAGGATTAAGAGACGGGATGTTAGACACATCTCCGTTCAAAACGCTTTTAGACGCAAGTCGAGTAAAGATATATTCAGGTGTAGCTCCGGCCAGTGCGGATGCCGCAGAGGGTACATTACTTGTAAGTATTGGTAGTGATGCCGGGGATACTCATTGTCACTTTGTAGCCGCAGCCGTCTCCGGTGTTCTTAGTAAGGCCGCCGATATATGGAGTGGTGTAGCAAGTGCAACTGGTACAGCTAGTTATTTCCGAATGGTAGTAAATACCGATACAGGAGTACTGAGTACAACTGAAATCAGGATGCAGGGTAGCGTAGGTACAACCGGTGCTGATATCAATATGAGCAGTGTAAGTATTGTAAGTGGTGCGACACAAACCATTGATACTTGGGATCAGACTATGCCAGCATCATAAAGGAGTTTTTATGAGAAAAACTGCTCCTAAACTGATTTTACAAGGTAATCAAAGATTGGCTAAAAAATGGATTCCGTGGGCAACAAAGGCATTGGATAGAATTAAAAACCTTACCGGTACAGGTGTTGTAAATAAGGTTTTAAGGCCAGTGACCGGAGTTACCGTCCATGTCTGGTCGGTTAATGGTATTGACCGCATAAGGATAGCGGTTACGCAAAAGAAAGGCTGTAAAGTTGTAGTGACACCAACTTTATTAGGCGGCCTTGATGTCGAATTCTCGATAGCTTATACTACGGAAGAATCCGACACAGCCGGATGGGATTTTATTACAAGGCTTGATGCTGGCGGTAGATTTCTTTCTGGAAATAACAGATATGGCGTAGTTACTCATGCTCTAGGAACACCTGCCACACTTACTAAAACATTCGCAGCATCTGGTACTTATAATGTATCGTTTCCCACGATTATACGAAGAAGCATAAGATCAGATTCGGATTCTACCGATGCACCCATCATAACACTAACAGTTGATATGACTGATATATCAAAGGCTCAGGGTAGTATAATAGTTTTAGCGGTTGGTGCAGTTGATGTCTTCGTAAATGATGTTTTTATTGGTACTACAAAGGGCAGTGAATATGCCAACTCAATACTGTTCACGGAGCCAATTATAGACACAATGGTTGTCAGGTGCGAAGCTCAATCAGGAGACGTAGCAAATGCTACTGTGGTTTTTGAGGAATATAAATGTCTCGCAACGACAACAATAAATATAACCCTTTAAAGGAATTATAAATGGCAGTAAATGATACCCCATGGAGTGGCAGTCAGGCCAATAAGCTATACCTACAAAGCGGGCAGTTTACTTCTACTATTAAAACCAGTGAAGATGCCAGTGGTGTTGATTTAGAAATAACCGGTATATCTTGGGATGGTACAAATACGCCTTGGTGTGGAAAGATCGATGATAAATTATATCTTACATCTGGCCAGTTTACTTCTACTATTAAAACCAGTGAACTTATCAGCGGTGTTGATAGCAATCCACAAGGTATATCATATGATGGTACAAATACGCCTTGGACAGGGATTATAAACGATAAGCTATACCTACAAAGTGGGCAGTTTACTTCAACTTTAAAGACAAGTGAAGATGTCAGTGGTGTTGATAACTCTCCAACCGATATATCATATGATGGTACAAATACGCCTTGGAGTGGCAATCAGGCCAATAAGCTATACCTACAAAGCGGGCAGTTTACTTCTACTTTAAAGACAAGTGAAGATGTCAGTGCAATTAATTCCATACCACAAGGCATATCATATGATGGTACAAATACGCCTTGGACAGGGATAAGTACTAGCAAATTATATCTTACATCTGGCCAGTTTACTTCTACTATTAAAACCAGTGAACTTATCAGCGGTGTTGATAGTGCTCCAACCGATATAAGCACAAACGATGTAAATAATAGGCTTGGTATTAGCGGTGATATAACAGTAACCCCCGATGAATTAACACTTACAGTAACGGCGGAAACCCCAACGGTAATAGTCCCGGATATAACAGTAACACCTGACGAACTCACTATATCTGCGGCTTTGCCAGTTCCAACGGTAAGTATGGCTATTAGCGTAACAGTAACACCAAGTGAATTAACAATGGGTTTAGCTCAAAACACTCCCTTGGTATATTCACCCGTCCTACCAGACGAACAAACATTAGGCTTAAGCCAATCCACCCCGACAATATTAATAGCGTCTACAATGAACGCAAGCAGCACTTTACCAATGCTTACGCTAAGCGCAACATTGACCGGTGGTGAGATTCACGGTTTTACAGGCACATTACCGATGATGACGATCACCGTCAGGACAGGTACAAAAGTAAACCAAACCCTTCCGATGCTGACGTTAAGCGCAACGCTATCACAGTCTAATAATGGCGGCCTTACCAAGTCCCTGCCATTACTAACTTTAAGTGCAACTTTAACCGTAGAAAACAGCCTGACATTTACT